CCAGATCGTTGAGCCACTGTGTCCTGTCTGGTCGTTCTGGGGTCTCGATGTTGTCGAGATCCTTGTTCGCTACAGGCCAACAAAGTGCAAGATCTGAGGTACAAAAGGTAGGTATTCCACGAACGCAAGAGTCGACGCTGGCAGTAGAATTGTGAGTAACAACAGCATGGCAGTTAGTTATAACCTCTTGGAAGTTGAATCTGTAGTGCTTTTTCTCATCACCAGCAAAGTGCTTCTGCGTGTATTGTAGTTCAATGTCCTCTGGCAACTCGTTCCTCCGGTCCACTATGCTGGCCACGTGATTTGGGTGGGGCCTAACTATGAAGGGCCGGTCAGTGGCCGGTCGTAGTTTTTCATAAACGCCAATGAACCACGCTATTGGGTCGAGTTCGTTCATGCTCCAATTGTCTTTGGGTTGTAGGACGAACAATATGGGATCGCCTTGTTCTGACTTCCTCCACGGTTCGTGTTGTACCTTGAATTTTTTCTTCATCATCTCCCAACGGTCGCTTGGAGAACCATCCGAAAGGAAGTTGCCGTCGTTCATGGGGGTGTACAAGGAAACTCTGAAATGATGATCCGGTGATGTGGAAACGTTTCCAAAACTTGACAGCAATCCGCCATCAAAAGTGATCAAAGGAATTTTCTTTTCACGGCATTTGTTGGCCAGAATCCTTCTCCTGCCCTTGGTGTGATGCATCTGTTGGTCACCGCCATATCCAAACATGGCGGCCATGTCGGCTGTGGGCTCCATTTCTCCTGGGACGGTCTCACCTGTCTTGTGTTCGTTTACGATAATGGCTTCGTCCCCAGCGGCTTCTATGCCTGCTTTCAAGTGATATAACAGTTCATAACTGTTGCCTCGTTTACGATCTTTTACCGTTCTACGGAATATCTCAACCTTCATTCAACATTCTCCATGCTGTGCCATTTGCCATTTCATTCATATTCCAATTATTATATGCTAGACTACTGAATAGAGCAATCCTGTCTCCGTATTTAGGTGTTTCGATTTTGGAAAAATTTGTTTCTGAAATAGGCGCCGCACCGCAGTTGTTGGCGTCACAAAAGACCGGAACGCCGTTGGCCAAACTCGCAATCATTGTGTTGGAGTTGTAGGTCACTGTGGCATAGTATTCTTCCCATTTTATATTTCCTTGGTGTTTAGTGGGACTGTCTATTTTAACAGTTGCCCCTACATGGTCAACTTCTATGGCCGGGTTGTACGGCTTCTCACGCACATCAATAATGCGATCAGTGTTTACTCTTAATATTTCTAAAGTGTCTTTTAACCAATTTTCAACTCCAAAAAAATTACAAATCGCATTTGTAGGAGGTAAAACCAGTATCTTACCGCCAGTTTTCTTCCATGGTTTGATGGATTGTTTGAAGTATTTTTCATACCTGTCTGTGGGCACTTGCTTCAATACATTTTGGCAGTGTTTATTTTTTGTTATCCGTAGCCAGTGTGGGCTGTCATGCGCATTGGTGAAATATCCATGATCCATGAAGTAAAAATTCTTTTTTTCTTTTTGACACCATTTGTAAATTTCTCCGGATCCGGCTAGTATGCCGTACATGGTAAGTTCCTCATTGGGTAGTGTTTTCAAATCTTTGAAATTATAAATGGTGTGTGGACCCGGTGTGCCTTTTACAAAAGCATCTACGTATCTCTGTGTTCGGGGTTTGGTTGTGTGTATTCCCGCTATTGTTTTTTCGGTTGTCATTACTAATCCAGATCGTCTATGAGGCTAGATACGTTAATCTCAAAATCCACCATCTGCCATTTTTTTGTTCCATTTGGTTTTGTTCCCCGCAGTTTTATTGGCACTGTGTTTGCTATATGTACCTTGTGATTTAGAGCTAGATGATGAGATAGTACAGGATAGACTTTTTTGTCTATCATCTTGATGTCCTGTATCTCGATTACCTTTGTTCCCGGCTCACACCAAAGCAAGTTAGTAAGTCCGGCGCCGTGTGTCGTGATTATGTGGGAGGCCTCAGAGAAACACTTTACTTGTTCTAGGATTGGTAGCGACTGTAAGGTGATTGTCTCCCAGCCTTTGAGAGCGATAAGCAATTTTTCGGCATTGAGAAGTTTCCTAGATATCGCATCATCACGGGAGATAAAAATTTTCCGTTTTCTTTCTGAGCTCGTATTGATCTTGTTTTTCAACGACCTTATCCATGGAGCAAGTTGGGGTGTGATAATACCATCAGTGTGGTTGCTAAGGCTAGGCACAATAAGGTGTTTGAACTGCCAAACTTCTCTTGCTGGCACAACCATGTACTTGATGTCTGGGAAAAAATCTTTCAATACTTTCCCAAAATATTGACTTTCATTTGATAACACAAAAACATATTTGTCGAACTTTGCGGGCCATCTTTTCTCGAGCAATCGAAATTTGGAGATTACGTCTATCCATATATGCCATGGATTATTAGCGCTCTCTTCATCTATAGGTAACCATACATAGGTATAGGTCTCGTTGAAACTCTTTGTGACTCTGGGTAGATTAATATCGAGTGTGTCATTCCACTCATGCCATAACTTGTGTGTTTTTTGTGGTTTGTGTTTTCTTTTGTAGGTGAGATTCCATACGTGATCTGTTATCAGGTGATTGTCGTTGGTTAATAGTAAAGGACAGTCATGCACCCTACAATCAAAAAATTCAGCAACAAAGGTAGGTAAGGATGTGAATTTTGATTCAGCATTTTTGTGGTAATTGACAGTATAATCGTAGCCACTGTCTATAGTAGGAAACCTGTTTAGAAAATATTGTATAGAATCAATAGTTTTAACCGTTGGCATATGAATAATTATACTGTAAAATAACTTGACATGCGATTATTTTCAAACGGCTGTAGTTTCCTTACCCCGCGTCCCAAAGACGGAGTGGAAACTTTTACCAGCAAGATACTTGCGGAACAATATGGCCTCGAACTTATCAATCTCGCCATGGGAGGCAGGGGCAATTTACGGATAAGTTTTTCAACCAAGGTTTGGTTTGAACAAAAAGGTGTAGAGGACGTGTTTGCAGTCATAGGATGGTCTAGCGCAGTAAGGAACGACTACATAACCGATGATGGGTGGAAGAAAGGACGCATACCGGGATCAGAACTAACTTGGCGTAGTTGGAAAACTTTTGATAACAGTGGTTTCATACGCAATAACAGAGGTTGGGATATTGAAAATAATTTATCCATGAATTTTTTAGAAAACGTGTTTAATTTACAAAACTATTTTGAACGTAAACGAATACCTTATGTGATGTACAACTCTCTCCCCAACGACTTTGGTTCCGGCGCTGTGGACTTTGAAGTTATCAAGAACTCAATCAATATAAACAGATTTTTCAATCCAACGGTTAGCCATTTGGAATTTGTAACAGATAACAACTTGATCGTCAGTCCCGACGACCCACATCCGTCGGCACAAGGGCATAAACAATGGGCTTCTCAACTTATGGAATTTATAAATGCTAACAATCTACGCACCATTTAATAACAAGAAAAGCAAGGCCTGGGAGGTGTTCAACGGTGTGGAGAAATCCTGGCCCGATCAGATTAAAAAACTAGACAACACCGTAGAAACGGATCCAGTCAGCAACAGCATGTTCTGGGGATTCGTTGGCAACAACAGGGAGATGGTCAAAAAGTTAGAGGCACGCAATCACAACTTTTGGTTCACAGACACTCCGTACTTTGGTAGATTTGACAACAACAATCTACAACCAAACAATCATTACTGGCGTATTTGTAAGAATTCCATACACGTTCCATACATCAAGGACTGCAGGTCAGATAGGTTTGAGAAGTTTGGGATGAAAATCAAAGCACCGGCCTTTAAAGGAAAATATATTCTTGTTTGTCCTAGCTCGGCGGGTATTCACGCATACATAGACCAACCGAACTGGACCAGCGATACAATAGAACAGATCAAGAGATACACGGACAGGCCAATCAGACTTCGACACAAGCCTAGGGGCAGGGGTACTTCAGGACCAAGCGAGGCCAAGGTACCCCTATCCGAGGACCTCAAGGATGCTTGGTGCGTTGTGACCAGTTGTTCCATCGCGGCGGTGGAGGCCATTTGTGAAGGTGTCCCGGTGTTCTGTCATGAGAAGAGTTTTGCCGTAGATGTGGGCAACACAGAGTTAGCAGACATCGAGAACCCATATTACGGCGGTCCTGAGCCATGGCTATACAGTTTAGCCTACCAACAGTTCACACCAGAAGAGTTTGAGAACGGTGTTGCTATTGAAATATTAATGGACAAAGGAATACTATGAAGATTGAAAAGGTAAATGGCTTTTGGGTGCCCAGCAATGACGTACACATTGAAAAATGGAAACAAGGCCAGCCCTTTACCCAAAATAAATGTCTTTTGAAATTCATTGATTGGTGTAAAACACAGAACAAGAAATTTAAGACGGTGTTGGACATAGGGGCATGGTGTGGCACTTGGTCAAAAGCAATAGAGCCTTACGCCAAGACCGTTGTGGCATATGAGCCGGATAAGACACATTTCGCATGTCTTGAACGTAATTGCACACAGAATTGTAAGCCAATGAACTTTGCAGTTGGATCTGATATGAAAAATGTGTGTCTGACCGAAGACGATTTCACACAGGCCAAACGGGTCAACGATGGTGGCGACATACCAATGGTCACAATAGACAGCATGGAACATGGAGATATAGATCTCATCAAAATTGATGTCGAAGGATATGAGATGGAGGTCCTCCGCGGAGCAGAACTAAAATTGCCTCTTGTAAAATACATAATGATCGAGTTGAATAATAACACAAAAAAATACGGCAGTAGTAATCTTGACGTGGAAAGTTACCTGACGGAATTGGGATTTAAGGTCTTGATGGAACATTGGCCAGATAAAATTTTCTACAACACCAAACAGATTAAATAGAAAAAAGATGAAGATTTTTATCACAGGTATAGCAGGATTTCTTGGCTCACATTTAGCAGACTTGATGTTGTCTCAAGGACATTCTGTAGCTGGCAATGATAACATGATAGGTGGGTACTCTGACAACGTTCCACAGGGTGTGGAATTTCATCAAGTGGACTGCTGTGATTTAGAGAATTTAACGAAAGCAATGGAAGGGTGTGACATAGTGTATCATACCGCCGCTACCGCGTACGAAGGACTGTCTGTGTTTTCTCCTGTGCTAGTTACCAGAAATATTTTTGAAGCTTCGGTCACAACCATCACTGCCGCCATACGCAACAAAGTCAAACGAATCGTGTATTGCTCGTCCATGGCAAGATACGGTCACCATGATGATTTACCCTACAAAGAAGATTATGAATGTCGACCGCAGGATCCGTACGGCATAGCCAAAAAAGCAGGCGAGGATGTACTCAAAAATCTTTGCGACACACACGGAATAGAGTATGTTATAGCGGTACCACACAACATTGTGGGTCCTAGACAGAAGTATGACGACCCCTTCAGGAACGTGATGAGTATAATGTTGAATAGGATGCTACAGGGAAAACAGCCGATCATATACGGTGATGGAAAACAAAAAAGATGTTTTTCATACATCGATGATTGTTTGTATTGTCTCAACGCATTGGCCTTCCAAGACAATGTTGTGGGAGAAGTGGTCAACATAGGTCCTGATGAGGAACCGGTAACGATCAACGAACTTGCAGAGGCATGTGCCAATGAAACAGGTATTAACCTTGATCCCATACACCACGACGATAGACCAAAGGAGGTGAAGTTGGCCACCTGTTCGTCTGACAAGGCAAGGAGACTGCTAGGATACAAAACCTCAACGAACATGAGACAATCGATTAAAAAGACCGCGGAATACATAAGGAACAGGGGAACAAAGAAGTTTCAATATCATCTGCCTTTAGAGATCGTAAATGACAAAACGCCAAAAACCTGGAAAGATAAGTTGATCTAATGATATCACTTTGTTGCCCGTCACGGGGTAGACCTAAACTTGCCCAGCGACTGGTCAAGACTGCTCTCGAAACAACAAGTGACGAAAGTAATATCGAATTTCTTTTTTATTTAAATGATGATGATCCAACGTTAGATCAGTACAAACAACTTCTTGATCCTAAATTCTTTAGCGTTGGTCCCCATCAATCTACTTGTTTGAGTTGGAATGAGTTGGCGGAAAAAAGCAACGGCGACATTGTGTTCCTGGCAGGCGATGACATACAATTCCAAACCAAGGATTGGGATTTAGAAATAGAAAAAACATTTGATCTCCATGATGATAAAATATGCATGGTAGTTCCATGGGACTGTAATGGCAAGGGCAAAGGTTCTAAATTCAAAGAAGAAACAAAACCGGTTTATGTTGGTAACGAATCGATCGGGGCACCACACTTCGCGGTGCACAAGAACTGGATCAGGACCCTAGGATATTTCGCACCACCATTTTTTTGGCATTGGTACGTTGACTCTTACACCCAGAAAGTTTCACGGAAATTAGGTAGGTGTATCCTACTTCCACACGTACACGTCAAGGCAAAGAAAGTGTTTGACGAAACAGCCGAACTGATAAGGAAAAAGGACAACATCTCCAAAAGAGATGACTGGGTTTGGACAAAAGTAAGGGATAGGCATTTAGATGCAGATGTTGAAGCGTTACGTTCTTTTATTGAATCTTACGCACATTGATCAGGTGCTGAAAAGATTAATTACTTCCTTCTTCCAGTCATCAGCATAATCACAATCTCTGTAGCCATCGAACCATGGACCTCCCTCGGTGTAGTGTAGTATCTTAGGTACACCGTCTTTGGGTTCCTTGTACCAACCAACCAACCAGTTGTACTCGTGTGGTAAGGATCCTATATCAGAATCATCTAACCACTCAAATCTGTGTAGGAACTTTGGGGTCTGTTTGTTAAGGAAATCTGGTGTAAGAATCTTGTTCTTTTCATGGGCACAGTTCCACAACACCATGCTACTCCAGTTCTTCCTGGGATACGCTGTCTGTACCTGTCCATCCATCTTGATCGATCCATCCTCCGGCGTGTAATCATGTTGTACACACACAACTGCTTTACTGTCATCACAAAACTGCTCCAATTCCTTAGCAGGCACCTTCCATAGGAAATCACAGTCGCAGAACACCGCCCAACCCTTGTAGTTGTTGAGATGGGGCACGAAGAATCTCGTGAATGTGAATTCCGTGGTGGCCAGTTTGTCGATTTCTCTGGTGTAGATGCCCTGTTGGCGCATCTCATTCTGTTTCAGTGGAAATACTTCTGCGCTAGGATCTCTGCGTTTTATTGAATGTTCGCACACCTGGTATGCAATGTCTTCCCTGGAATCCCAACCTACGTAAACCTTCATTTTCTTCCTGATAAGATTTCGTGTATCTGTTTCCAATTACTTACCCGTAGCACGTCGGGGTGTTCGAAGTCTCTGTTGTATTGGTGGTCGATTAATATGGGCTTTAAACCGTATTTGAGCCCGGCTACAGCGTTGTGAGGCTTGTCCTCGACCCAATACAGTCCGGTGCCGTGGAATTCGGCTAAAGCACTGTCTTTGTCGGCCCCAGTGCCCAGGATGTGGTAATTTGTGAACACGTGATCCCCAAACAGTTCTCCCAGTCTTCTCTTACGCAACTCCTGTGCTGGTATGTCCGATGTCTGCGATGTTATGGGTATGAACGTCCATCCCTCCGCGGCCAATAACTTGACCCAGGTCTGTGATTCCTCCATGGGCCTCTGTGTGCCCATCCAGGCACTCCGGTTGAATTCTCTTATGAGAGCACGGATGTCGTCTTTGGTCAATCCAAACCTCTTCGCCATCTCGTATTCGTCCTGTTTGTTGGGTAAGAGTTTGTGTGGATAATATCTATTGCCATCGTCGTCGAAGTAGGACTTCTGCAACATCCACTTGGTGAAGTGGTATTCCCATTCCAGAAGTACTCCGTCTACATCTGTGAGTATGATTTTATTTGATGTCGGCATCTTCCATTCCCGCCACCCTCAGTTTGACGATGTTGGTTATCTGCCATTGCTTCTGATCAAGGCCTTTTGTTATGCCAAGCCATTGATTCCTCAGTAGTGCGAAGTCGTTTACAATTTTGGTTAAGTCCACTACGTCGTCCTCACCGTCAACGTACTTCTCGGCGTCTCTGCTGGACAGTGCTCTATTGTAGTTCTCCAGGAATTTGCGGAATGTTTTTGATCTCAGTCTCCTCAGTTCTATGTTTAGGTATTCCAGTATCGCCTCCAACTGTTGCAGTTGGCTGAATCTCTCTTCTACAATCCCTGGAAGTGACGCTGATGCTCGTTCGAGGTTGCCATATATCTTGCACTGTTTCCTGGCTTCTAGCAGTTCCTTGTCGAAGTATGCCACGCAGTCTGGTATCTTTGCCAGGCTCCTGCTTACTTCACTGTACCAGTTGATCATTCGTCCTCACTGTATTCTTCTTCCTCGTCCTCTTCTTCAAACACCGTGTTGATCGCTTCCTCGAGTTTGGGATCATATTCCGCTGATGCTTTTATCTCATCAACTTCTACGCCAATGTCTTCGAGGCTCTTTATGAAGTCTATGGCCGCATCCAGTTTGGATCTCTCAGGGACGTAGTGTGTAATCGAGTTCCATAGTCTTTCTATGTCTTCGTGTGTGAAATCAATCATTATTCCTCAGTTTCCTCTTCTTTGATTTCGGTTTTCTTCGCTTTTGACTTTGGTGCCTCTTCCACACTTTCCATTTTGGGTTCAGTGCTTTCTTTGAAGTTGGCCATTATCATATCTAATTTATCACCTGTCCATGCTTTCCGGAAGTCAATGTGTTCCTTGCCTTGTGGATCAACATACTTCAGTCTGTTTCCGGTCTGTACCAGTAGGCCCTTCTTCTCGAACAGGTCCACCAGTCCACTGTAGGGATCCATACCCGTGTCGTAAGGGATCTTGACCTGTACGCCCTCGAATGGTTTGGCATACCTGGTCTTCATGACCTTACATGCCGCCCTGATACCCCTTACCTCTGATATCTTGTTGCCTTTCTCGTCTTCCTTGAGCTTCAGTTTCTTCATCGCTATCACTATGGAACTCGCGTAGATGAAACCCTGTCCACCGGATATCTTGTCATCCGGATCAAACATGTCCTGTGATGCGTAGGTGTGGTTTGTGGCTATCAGTCCCACGTTCCAACTTCCAAACATGTTCACACAGTTCCTGACCAATGCGGTCAGTGCCTTGGGTTTCCTACCGAGGTCACCTTTCATGTCTCCTGCTTCAAATTGGTTAACATCTGTTGGTGTCAGCATCATGCCCAGACTGTCTATCACGAAAAGAACTTTGGGAGCGCCTTCTTTGTTGTCAGCGTGTTGCTCCTTGTAGCCTTTCATGAATTCGGATATGGTCTTTGCCACGTCGTCCACCATTGACATGCTTAATTTCAGTAGTTTTTCTTCTGACGTGTCAACGCCCAGTGCCTGTAGCCATGTCTCGTCAAGTGCGTTTTCTGTGTCTATCAATATCACGAATATGCCCTGTGCCTGCGCGTTCTTGATTATGTTTCCTGACGCTATGTATGATTTACCCGCACCTGATTCTCCTGCGAGTACTGTCACTTTACCCAATGGGATTCCTTTGTTGAAATCACTGGTCATCAAATAGTTGAGAGCATAGTTGCCTGTTGATATCCAATCTGTGGGATCACTAAATCCTATTCCTAACCCTTGTATTGATTTTGTTATACTTTTTCTAAATTTTGTTGCGTCAAACACTTTTGTCATTGTTGTAGTCCTATAGTAAGATCCAAATGATCACTAGCAATACCAGTATCCATGCCGGCACTTGTTTGTATAAGATCCATTCGATCGCTTTCTTAATGTTATTCATAGCCTTATTATATTACACAAGGCCCACACAGTCAATGCCTGGGCCTTGGTAAAATGTCAGATTATTTCGCTTGTCTTGATCTGATCAGTTTCAGTATGTCTTCCGCCCTCTTGGCACTGTCGCCCGCGGGTGCCGCCGTTGCCGGAGCCGCCTCTGGTTGTGGTGCTGGTGCAGGTTCGCTTACCGCTGGGGCAGGTTCAGATGCAGGTGCCGTCGTGGTCGCTGGTGCTTCCGCAACAGGTGTCTGTGGTTTACCTTGGTAAGCCACGCCCGCTGGTCTGAAGTACTGTCCGTACTGTTCGAGATCATAAGCCTCACCTTCAACAGATTTCTCAAACAATTCCTTGATTATCTTGACCTCTGCCTCGGTTGGCTCTTTTGGTCTGAAGTCACCCAGGTTGTGTAACCCGTGTGTGTCGATCGCGGCTCTCTCTGCCTCGTCCAACGGTCTTTCCCTTCTTGACCATTTTGATGTTGAGTAGTCAGCGTAACCACCTTTTGTGGTCTTGGTGATCCTGAAGTCCACGCCCTTCAAGTAGTCAGTTGGCATTTCTTCCATCTCTGGATCCATCAGTGCCCCTCTGATTATGTTGAAGATCTGAGGTCCGATGATGAATCTTCTGATCGGATTCTCAGGTGTCGTGTCTTCCG